AACTCTAATTATATAACACTTATCAACTGCAAGTGGTTCTTGAACTGTAATTGTATTAAGATTTTGCTGCCATTTTAAAACTTCAGTAAATGCAACTTTATCTGTAATAGATGGATCAGATGATCTTATTATTTTATACGATCCTGGTAACTGTAATACACTATTAATGAATATTAATAATTCTTCCGTTGGATCAGTTTTTACAACAGATGAATTTTCGTAATATAAATCAAATTCTTTAGTTTCATTATTGATATAATCTGCATTTGTTTTAATTACAGAATCAATACCATTGTTTAATACAGACTCAATACCTCCATATAATGAAGATAGTGCTGATACTACATCATCACATTCTTTTGATACTGGATTACTATTAGAGTCTGTTTCAGAAGGATACTCTGGATTTGATATTAATTTTGGATCTGGAAGAATATTATAATTGGAATATGTTCTTCTACTAGTCCAATTTCCAGATCTTTGGTTATTCTCTGGTTCTGGTTGTATAAGATTAATACCGTCAGTTAAAAGTTTACTGATTATACCAGAATAAGAATTTAAAGAAGATTCTACTTCAATACATTTTCCAGAGAATAACTCATTTGGATCTGATAATATAGATGAATCTGTAAATGGTGTTACCGAAGTATATGTTCCATTTGGTAAGGTATTCTTCATTGATAGAATCATTAAATCAAATGCATGACCATATGCCGCAACAGATTCAGTAAGTTCATTATTGATATATTTTACTTTATTGCCAACATAATATGATTTTGCAAAATTAATGATTTTTTTAGTTCCTCCATAACGAAGAGAATATACAACAATATCTACTAAGTAACCAGTATCTCTTTGACATTTATCTTCATTTGGAATACTTAAGGAAGGATATTGATTTTTTACCCAACCTAAAGTTTCTTCTTGAATATATTTTTTATTTCGTTCAATTAAATTGGAAGCATCGTAAAATGTTCCATTATTAATTTTACTAAGTGAAAATGTTACTTGAGGAATTGAATAAACAGAATCTACAGATGTTAAAGAAACTGCTGCAGCATTAACAGTACCAATTTGCAAGAAATTGGGATCATTAACTTGTACACCTGCATTTGATTGACTTTGAGTTAAAGTAGTATCAGTATTAACAATTAAGGGAGTCGCGGCATATGGACTTACATTATTAGAAACTTTCACCCTAGTATCACTTACAATTTCAATTACTTTTGTTCCTTCGGGATATTGAGAACCACTACTAATATTCATTCCAACAACAATACCAAAAGTAGAATCAACCTGAATAATATTACTTGCCCCATTTGGTGCTATAATAGCATTAGTTACAGTATAATACCAATTTCTTGCCGCAGCTGCACATAATTTTGCTGCATATTTAAATGCATCAAGAGATTCTGTAATTTGATCTGTAATATGTTTTACTGAAGAAGATCTAGTATAATATGAAGAAGCAGAAGAAATTGTTTTTGAATTTCCTCCAAATCTTAAATCATGCTCTATAGCATCAACAAAATATCCAATATCTCTGGAACATTTAGATCTATATTGATTCCATGGAATAGAAGGGTATTTTTCTATAACATATCCTAATGCTTCTTCTTTTATGAAGTCTTTATTGAATTTTGTTTGATTAGCAGCATCTATCCATGTTCCACTTCTCTGGAAGAAATTTCTTATTTTTTTAAGATATTCTTCATTCAAAGAATCTGATTTAAATTTGAAAGATCTTCCGTAAAAAGATTGTGCCGGAACAGTTTGATCTTCTACAACTCTTTCTCCAAATGGAGGTTCGGTGAATATTATATTTGAACCAGTTACAGTATAAGATACTTTAGGTTCTTGAAATACACCGTCAATAGTAATAATAAGTTGCTGTTCATTATAAGGAACTATTGCAGCATTTGTGTTTTTATCAATAATACTAAAAACTCTTCTTATACCGTCAAATTCAGGAGTTAACGTTACTTCTGTTGCATATGTTTCTGTATTACTCTGATTATCAACCGATACTGTTCCATGACCAATTTCTTGATTTGTATCTTTAAAATTGATAAAAGTAGATTTAATAATCCTACTATCAGCAAGTTCTGAAACTTGTTGTGGGGCAAGATTAATTATACTGTGATTGACAGCAAACTTTGGATTTTGCTGAAGAGAATTGGTTTGTTTAGTTTCTATTAAAACTTCGCCAAACATTTTAAATCCAGCAGGATGTGTGGTTTCTTTTATTAAATTTCTCCATACATCTATAGGAGTTTTAGATTTTATAACATATGAAAAATCTTGATAGAAATTGGAATCAGTTAATCTATTAAAATTTTCTCCTATCTGTCCTTTAGTTGATTTGTAGTAACCTATGTTATCATAATATGATTTTATTTTTGGTTCAAATTTTGAAATTAATACTTTGTCAATGTTACCAGTTTTTCTTGTCCTATTACTGATAACTGACATTCCTTGTATAAATGTGCCGCTAACATTTTTAACTCTTAGAACATTTCTACCTGCTTTCCATCCTTTATCAGAAACAATACCAGAAGCATAAACCACACCATCTTGTTCAGATAAAACTTTTTCACCTATAGAAAAAGCATCCGACGAAACATTTGATAAAATTAAAGATGTATGAGAACAATATTCTCTCAATAAAGTATTATCTGTGTTATGCAAATATCCTGCATTATCTACTTTAATACTTTCCGGAATACCTATATCATTAGATTGTAGATATATCCGTACATATGTTTCTACTATTTTTACTATAGGAGGTTGAGTATACCTACCACCATCTTTTAAAGTTACAGCAACTATTTTACCGTCAAGTTTTACTAAATCAATTTTACCACCAGTTCCTTCTCCTAAAATAATTGCTTTAGGTTTTACATAGTTAGATCCAGATTGCACTAAGTTAATGCTTGAAATTGTTTTCGTGACAGCATTATATTCAAGATCAATTATACATTGCAATTCCCTACTAGGAACTACGCCAAAAATCGTTGGTAATACTTCATAATCTTGTCCTACATTATCTATTTTTACGGATTTAATTTTGCCAACTGCAGATTTATTAGTAGTAAAATATTTTACCCCGCTAGAAGCATCGTATTGTGGTTTTGATGTATATGAATATGCAAAAGAAGTATCAGTAACAAAAATAAGTTTCTTTTTACCTGCCAAGGGATCACTTACTATATCAAAATAACTATCGGTAACATCTACAGTATCATTTACATCATAAAAATAATAACGACTATATTCTACATTAATTTTATCTTCTACAATAGAATTATTTGAAATTGCAGAAGAAATTTCAGAACTTCCACGTAGTTGATTTAATGTTTGTCCTGGTTTAAATTTAACAAAAGAATTTGATGTTCCTGGAGAATTGGTATTTCTAAAACTATCAACAGATACAAGATTTCTATTAAAACTTGGCGAAACCTCAAAGAATGTATTAGTCATGGATGAATGACTAGTGTCAAACTTATAACTATAATTTCTTTGTAATTCCAAATCATTTAAAATTTCAAAATTAATATTGTCATCAGAATATTCAAATTTATTGTATAATGAAATTAGTTCTGTAACCGAAGCATTTTTTACTGGAGAACTTTGATCCGTTACTAAATTACTTGAAGATATATTGTTTGTGCTTGATACACCATAATCATAATATAAAGTTAATAAGTTTGTATTTTTATCATAATCATAAACATAAGGATCTGATGCATCTTGATTAAACAAGTGTGTTCCAACAATAAAACGATATTCTGCATTTGTTAACGATGCTAGTCCGCCATCATAATGATCAAGTGCAGATGTATTATTTTGTGCTCTTTCTACAGTTACAGTATTATTTGTAGTATCTACTGCAGTAATTTTTACTATTTCTGATCCTATTTTCAATAAATCATTTATTGAAAGACCAATAACACCATTCAACTTAATAACAGTATTTGACGTAGATACACCCGCATGATCTACTAATGCAAGATAATCTCTTGCATTTTGATTGTTTCCTTTATCTAAATCAGATGAAGCAAATGATATAGAATCCCCTCTTCTATAATCAGATCCTTTAGAAGTTATAGTTACAGATGTAACAATGCCTGGATTGAATACAATATCAGTTAATACTCCTGATATTGGAGAGGTAGAATTATTTTGTAATGTAACTACATTAGTATCTCTATTGACAGAAAGAACAACTGTTCCTGCAGCAATATTATTACCACGAACACCCATTCCTGAAAATACATTAGTGGTGTTTGATAAGGTTACTTGATTTAATGCTGCATTAGAATTACTTACGGCATATGTGAAACCCACAACAACAGTAGCTTTAGCATTGTTTACACTTCCTGCTTTTCCAATTACAGCAGTATCAGAATTTCCAACAGTTTGCCCAATACTATTCCGAGACTTTTCTATATTAGAGAATAAAACTTCTACATCTGTAAAAGTTGCTCCTCCATTAGTAGTTGATGCATAATCAAACCCTGCAATCATAGTATCAATTTTGCCAATACCAGTATCAACAATAACTGAAGAGTATGTTTGAGGGGTTAATTTTATTTGTTGATATTTTCTTTTCCTTATGTAATAAGTAGTTTCTGTATTACTATCATTCGGAATAATATCAATATCAATATTATCATCAACTGACAATCTATGATTGTCTTCAGTTTTTACTAATGCAATATTATTAAAAACTGAAAATATTTCTATATCGTCACTCAGACTATTAATACTATTAATCTTAGATCCAATAGTATCTGCTAAATTGTTACTTCTTATTGTATAGTCATCATTAATGATGAAACTTCCGGAAGTAACTTTTACTTTTAAATTATTTTGTTTAGTTGTAGTCTCTAATACTTCTCCAACAGCAATTGCTGGATTATCCGGATCACCATCATTCAGTTCAATAATAGAACCTTTTTTGAAAGAAGAATCTTGATCTAATAAAACATTAATAATTGTTCTATCTGAACTAATTTTATTTTCAGCATTAAACAATCCAGTGACAGATCTTAAAACAATATCTCTTGTGTTAAATGAATCTCCAACAACTTCACCAGTATATCCTGTGCTTTCTTGTGTTACTATATCACCATCAAAAAAGTATACATTAAATTTTGTAGTTATTTTAAGAGGTATTGTCTGAACAGATTCAATACTTTCTACTTTTCTTCCAAATATTTCACTAACAGATGCAGCTGCTTTATCACCACCCGTATCTTTATCATTTACTAATAAGATACTATCAAGATTTAATTCGTTATCAACAGAAAAAATATCAGTAGAGTCTTCTACAATTGCAGTTGTAATAGATCCTTTTTTTACAGATTGAATTATAGCAGAGTTATTAAATCCATTTGAACTTAAATTGCCTAAATTAAGTCTCTTACTACTTTTAGGAATTTCATCTTGTGAAATATTAGCATCATAATTTGATGCCAATGGAACAGAGTAATAATTTTTTCCTAAAATATAAGGGAATGTTGGATTATTATTGGAATCAGAACTAACAAAATAAGCATAAGTTCCTTCTGGATATTCTGGTGTTACGCAGAATCTTCCATTATTTTTATCTAATCTAGTGTATCCAGAACTATTAGTTACTGTCCATTGGTAATCGTCAATAAATGTTCCTAAAGGATAATCTGTTGTTGATGGTCCATTTTGACGAGAATTATTTAATGAATATCCAGATTGTAATCTAGTTATTGTAGAATCTTTATCTGCAGCATTTTCATATCCAAAAGGTCCATAAATTGGATTTCCATCAAATGCATACCCTAAAATTTTAGAATGTGTTTTTTGTGCAGGTTCTTGTAAAAAGTTATCTAAATTATCTCCAATTCTTGCTCTTAGTTTAATCGGGTCTGCAACAATTACATATCTTTTTTTACCGGATTTCTCGTAATCACTGAGTAAGCAACCATTTGCTGTATCAATAGAATTTTCTACTTTTTTATATCTATTTTTTACCCATTTTTTAATCTCTGCTTGGGCAGTAGCACCAGATCCTTGAGGAATAACATCTACAGATACTGTGTTAATACTATAAAGTCTTCCTTTATTAATTTGTACGAAATCAGTTAACTTACCATCAAAAGATACTACTGCTTCATATTCGGCAAATTTTCCTTTACCATTAGTATCAGTAATTCTTATAACAGGAGGACTTGAATAATATTCTCCAGGATTATCAATTACAAGACTAGTAATTTCTCCATTAGTAACAATAGGAGTAACTTGTGCATTTCTACCAGATGTTATTGTTACTGCAGGATCTTCAGTATAAGATGTTGCATCAGTAATTGTTACTGAATTTAATTTTGATCCAGAAAGGACTGCTTGTGCTTTATTTGGGCGATCATTAATTAATACATATGGAGATCTTTCATACAAGTCTCCTTTAGAAATTACATTTATTTTTTCAATATTACCAAATTTTACAAACTCTTCATCTTTATATCCAAATGCTATAGTTCCATCAAGAAATATTCCAACTTCTTTATTGTTAGTCTCATATACCTCCGGAGTTGAAATTGGAGTTTTTCTAATAATTTTGAGATTTCTTGGATCAACTAATGTTGCGCTATCAATAGCACTTAATATTTCATAAGAAGGATATCCAGAAGAACAAATATAATATGTTTGTCCATCTTCGTATATTGCAGAAACATCAGCAATAAATTGATTTGCCTGTGTTTGTAAATTATTATTAGCAATACTTGGAATAGTATTTGATTCATTCAAATACCATCTATATGATTGCTGCTCTTTATCAAATAAAACTCTATCAGTTGTAGTAAAACCTGCGTCTTTAACTTGTACCCTATCTCCTTTTATTGAATATGGAGCACCCTCTGATACATCAAATTCATATAATACACCAAATATAATTAATTCTACATCTCCAAATGCAACAGGAGAATAGTCGTATACTGGAGATCCTACATCATGCGTTATACTAGAAGAACGTTCTTCAATATAGAATTGTGCTGCATTTTTCTTAACAAATTTAAATGCCTCATTACCAATAATAAAAGAACCAGATTTTTTCCAACCTAATGTAGACTCTACATTTACTCTATCTCCAATAGAATCAGATGCATCTACTATCTTTTTTAATTTTGTCTGGGAAGAAATTCTAAATTCTCCATTGATAGATGCAGGACTTAAAACTAATTCGTAAACCTCTCCATCAGAAGAACCAAAAGATTTTATATTATCTACAACTGCAGAAGCATATGGATAATTTTCATCATTTTGTACAATACGTTTGCCAATAATATCATTGATATTACCAGATACTAATTTTGCTTTTAATGTATAAGTATTAACCCAATCTGATGTAGAATTTTTTAATGTAAAATCTACAGGAGAATAAGTTGATGGCTTACTATCATCATCAATGATTGCGTTAAAAATAAATCTAATAGAACTTTCAGTTCCTTTTGACTTATAAAATTTTTGAATATTTTTGATTAATGTTCTTTTATCAATATCTCTCTTAAGATATTTTTCTGGGAAAGAATTTAAATATTGCGATTCAAAATTTCTTACAAATGCATATAAGAATAAATTGCTAACATTATAAACTTTAGATCCTAATGAATGAACAGCAGCATCTGTAGTTTTGAAATTAGATTCATTATACAAATCACCTATAGTTGTATTTCCACTAACACCTCTGGAACAATCCTGTAATTCGGTATTAGTTCTACTTGCATAAAAAATAATCTCATTATCAATTTTTACATATCCATTTTTTTCTGGAAATGATTTTGCATCTTCCAATGTAATAGTAGTATCAGAAGATGTTAATGATGATGCTAATACATCATTCTGTTTTAGTATATTTTTCTCGTAAAAATCAATATCTAGATATTTCTGTATGTTACTAATAACATCTAAAGTTCCACCTTGAATCTCTAGAGATTGATAGTATTTCTCAATAAAATTACCAAACATCTCATATTCTGATGAGATAAATTCTGGTAATTGTGAATTAATAAGAGTAGAAATTCTTTTGGTCTTTACAGTCATCTAATTACTCTTTGTATGCTGTGAAACTTGAATTTGCAACGTCTACGTCAAGATAAACTTCACGTAAAGATTTAACATCATTTGATAATGGTTTAACACGTAATGAAATTTTGTTATCAGCTAAACTTCCTTTTATAATTGTTAAATCATATAATTTCACTTCACCTTTTTCATAATTAATCTCTCCAACTTCTGGGTTTAAGACAACCTTTTGATTGGATAAAGTATCTAGTCTATATAGGACAATTTTGCCATCCCTGTCTTCTAAAAGCGAGTCATATTGTGGATGTTCTGTTACTCTAAATGCTGTACTGTGCAAGGTAGGACCATCACATTCTTTGTCAAATGCATTTTGAAAACATACTTCGTAAAATGTCGTAGTATTTAATTGAGGATAAAAATCTTTCCTCATAATTACTTCGGTTAAATTGGAATTGATACTACGATCGGTATTGTCAATGACACCAACAAATTTACTATATCTAAACTTACCATTGAATTTTTCTGTATCTGAAACATCAATATATTGTTGAACTGATCCAATTACTGCATCTTTAATTTGTGATGATGTTTGATTTGTGATATTACTATCATAATAAATTTTACTATTTAATTCAACAAATAAAATAGATGGATCTAAAATTTCTGGTTGAATTGAAGCAACAGTATATTTCTTTAACTGAGCAACAATTTCCTGTTTTGTTAAATTAGTAACAAATGCAGCATCAGTTGGTTTTAATGCAATAAACACTTTACCATATTCAGGTGGTTCTTGCTCTTCACCACCAAAAATGATAATATCACTAACTGCAGGATATACATTACGAACAATAGCACCATAATCTTTTGCAGTTACAGCACGATTCTGTGTGCCATATGATTTTGGAGCATTGAATTTAATTTTATCAATACTTTCTTTCTCTTTTCCACCAGATGATGCAACTGATAAAGTAATAGTTGTATCAAATGAATTTGGTGATACTCCATTCACATTCTCAATTACACCAGAAAATACAAATGTTTTTGCACTATTAGATTCTGGTCCTGATGTAGTCAGATAAGATATCTCAACCCTTGCATTATTTTCTAACTTCTTACCAATTACTCCATCACCAAATAATATCTCATACCTCTCATCTTCTACTTCATCAAGGAAAAATACTTTTGATTTTTCATCAACATCTAAAATATTATCAGAAATTAAATATGCACTACCTAATGAACTACCGGTAGGAAATACTTTTACTTTAATTGTATTGGTATCAATATTACGATTGTCTAAAATAAATCTTTGGGATTTTAATGCTGTATTAACAGTAAAATTACTAGTAATTTGTGTTCCTTCTCTTACAGCAACATTCTCATATGTTGCAACATTATTAATTACTTGTGCTTTTACATCATCTAATACAATATACTGATAAATTGTATTATCATACTGTGTAATAAATCCTGTTCCTTTCTTGAGGATTAATTCAGTATCAGTTGTTGGGTTAGTATAATTTACTGCAAAAGAAACATATGCAATAGGAGAAGTAATACTTTTGGGTCTATACCCTAATTGCTTCGCCAGTGCAACCACATTGTCTCTTAAAGTGGCAGAATCAATGAATAGTTCATTGATTACCATATTAGTGTTAAATGCCGTATAATACGTATTATAAGCAAGTGTATCAATTAGTGTTGATAATGCACTACCATCAAAATCATAATCAGTAAAATCTGATTGTGCTCTGAGGTATTCCTTCAGAGCAATTTTGATATCTTCAAAATCTAAATTGGCAACCTGAGTATAAGGCATTATCGTGTACGCTCTAAGAAGAATTCTACTGCTACTGGTGTATCGTCTCTACCTACAATAGTATAAGATAATTCAACTTCATATCCATTACTCATATCATCTGGTGTACAGTTAATAGTATTAACACGAATTCGTGGTTCGTAACGATTCAATACATCTGCAATCTCTGATCTGAGAATACCAGCACTACCATAATCTAATGGTTCAAATAATATATTCTGAATATCACAACCTAATTCAGGTTGAAATGGTCTTTCGCCCTTCCTAGTAAGAAGTAAGGCAGTAATCGATTGAACGATAGATGCCTTATCTTTTACCGTTATTAAATCATCACTTACAGGATGTTTCTTAAATGTAATACTCAGATCTTTAAATGTCTGAAAGGTCGGCATCTAGACACAGCAATAGGCTGTTACTATTTATCACTTACCAACAAATCCATCCGCCCACTCCTCTTGATTATCAAATAACTCACCTTCTTGCATGTTCTTACGCTTGCCGATTCGGCGCAGGTATTTGTCACTCTCTACCTCGGTGATAAGGGTCATACCAGATTCTCTGAAATCTTCTGATTTATCATAATCCATATTTATGAATACCTAGCGCATTTTCCTTCACACTTTCTTATTTAGGGTGCATATAAAACATTTCCAATAATCATACATCTTCCATCAACTTTACTTGGAAGAGTTTCATGATATTGATGAGATAAAAAGAACATTACTCTACCAGGAACAGGAGTTATCCTTTCACCTTCTATAACCAAAGGAGAAGATTTATCCGGCGCATTCACACAATAAGCAAAAGTCATAGCATAAGGAAAATGATTATGTTTTATTACTTTCTGTCCTTTATTATAATGTATTCCCCAACAACCATCAATCTTAAATGAATCAGGTTTAAATCCGCCAGTACCACCAAGACCAATATTAGCATCAGAAGATTGTAAAAAATCTTGATCAGCAAAATTACGCGCACATTGTGGAAGTAATTGCTTTATCCAAGTAAGTAATACATCAACATCCTTCAATCCTCTGGTATGAAGATCTTGATGTGTTCTAAATGCTCCACCCTTCACCGGA